TGTTTGTTTTGTCCAAGTTATACCATTATTGCTTGAAAAAACTTCACCTAATTCAGTTACAGCAACAAATTTGCTTGCAGCATAAGTGATAGCGTTTATATTTGTATATGATACAGCACCACTTGGTTGCCACACAGTTCCATTACTTGAATATAAAACTGTGCCATTTGCGCCAACAGCGACAAATAAACCTCCACCATAAGCAATGCCTAATAAACTTTGATTAGTTCCACTTATAGTATTAGTCCATGTAGCACCATCACTGCTGGTTAAAATATTACCACTGGAACCTACTACAACATATAAACTGCCATTGTATGCAATGCCACTATAAACTGATTTTGCATTTCCAGTTTGTGGATTATAACCAGCATCACTATTTTTAAAATTATATAAATTTGCTAAATTTAGAATATCGCTGTATTCTGTTAAAATTTCGGTAAGACCAGCTTGCGGTGCACCATCTGTAACAAGACCGTTACCAATAAACAAGCGACGTTGATCTACTGCATAACCTAATTCTGCTTTTGCTAACTGTGGTAAATTTTCATATAATCCACTGCGGTGCTGAATACGTGATATTTGGACGATTGACATTCATATCTCTCACTAATAGAGATATTTATGGTTTATCTACATAGAATTGCCAAACTCTATCCCACCAAGCACCAGTCCAGTTGTCAAATTCATCGCCAGTAATAATCCAACGCTGCGGTTCGCAGTCTTTGCTACACATTAGGATTACTATTTGTTTGATGTCCGTGCCAAAAACCTCATTGTGAGCAGCCGCATAAGCAGCACCTTGCATAAAATAATCATGAATCCACTCTGTTTTCTTAGGTTTGTTAGTTTGTTTGTAGTCAATAATACTTGGTTTACCATTGTAAACACCTACAAGGTCAGTGGTTCCAGCATAAAGTTCAGGATAATATAATCCCGCTTCCATGCCCCAATATTCCTGTAATTGACCTTTAAGATATTCTTCTATAATTGTAGTTGCCATACGTGCACTTTGTTGATGCACAGTATTGCTACCAGTTTTTAATTCACCATGTTCAAGCCAATTTTCTAACTGCTTGTGCATGCTAGTGCCACGACCAGCGGCTTCTGTAGTAATTTGTTGTGCTTTTTCTACACCAACACGCTGTTTCCATTCACGAAGTGCTTGAACTTTTTCTTGAGTTTTGGTTTTATCAATAATAGTTGTTACGCTTGGAACAATATCACCTGTTGGGGTTAGATACCTACGACCAGCTTCTGTTTCTTTGCGTTTGATTTCGCTATAATTGTATTGATTATTATGTTTTACCAGGATATTTGCCAAGAGATATTTGTCCCATCAGTTGATATACGACTGATAGTATAACCTAATCTAGCAAAGTTGTCAAGAACTGATTGCATTTGTCCGCTGGCAAGTGCATTGGCTGTGCTTGTCTGCCAAGCAGTGTAATATTGTGTGCCTAATGTCATTGGTGTGCCAACAACAGTATTACCATTTAGGGCAGTATGTGTTAATTTGTTGACAGTTACAGTCACATTACCAGAAGAAACTGCGTTCAAAATATTCAAATTTAACAATGCAATTTCTGTTTCTGTTGCTGCACTTGTGATGGTTTGGGTTCTGGCATTAGTAGCTGTAAACATATTATTTTTCCATTAATATTTAGGACACGCTTTTGCTTTTTGTTTTACCGCCTGCTTGACGTTTACGTCTGCCAGCACAATGAGCCTTTTGACTAAATCCTTTAGGATGACTGCAATTAATACTTTTCTTGTATTTTTTTGTCCATGCTTCTGTTACTTTTTGCATAGATTTTTTTACTTTATATTTCTTGCCGTCAACAATAAAGTATTCTAAACCTTTTTCACGTGCTGTTCGCAGTGCACCGCTAAAAGCATTGCCTTCACTTAAACTTAAATCATTATCAACAGCTTGTAAGTGTGCATCATTGAGTTTATCTAGATCGCCTTCATTACGAAGTAATTTAAATGTTAGATTTTCTACACCGTATTCGCCTTCACGTTCTAATCCACTTTGACGGATTTTTCTAATACGTTCTTTTAATCGCTTAATAGTAGCACGGTCACCACTTTCTACTGCTTGCTCTATTTCACTGTGTAAATGTTTAAATTTATCTTGGATATTTGTTGTGTCAGGATTAGCAACAATGGTTTTAGGAAACTTAATCCAATTATCATTGTAAACACTGTAGATACCATTAGAGATATGTTTTTCGTCGCTGCGTTGAACATATACTTCAACTGCATGACCATAAATGTTGATATCATGTTGATCGTTAAACGCACCTTTCTTAGCCATAAACAATTGTTCAAGGTCTGCTTCACAAGGACCATTTACGTCTGCAACAAGGTGTAAATCAATATCACTATTTGCATTATAGTTATAACTTGCGTTGCTGCCGCTAATTGTTACATCAGTTAATTGCAAATCTGGAATGTTAATAAATTCAATAAATGCTTTGGCAATTTTGAATAATGCAAGTCGCACTTCTGGCTTAAGGCGATTGTTTTGCCATAAATCAGGATTCAACTTGTCATGGAATTTTGTAAGTTGTTCTAAATCACCAATGCGCATACTGTATTTAGATTAAAAACGTGCTGCTCTTGCAGCCATTTTGTCAACAGTTGCACGTTCTGGACTACGACCATCGGCAATATCTACTTCTGGTTCTGATGGTGGTTCTGCACTCATGCCCATGTCTGGATTATTCATTGGTGGTTCTTCTATACCCATGCCATTTTGTTCTGGTTCTGCTGATATTTCAGGTTCTTCTTCACCGCCAAGTGTCAAACTATCTTCATCAAAATCACCAATAAGATCATCTAGTGCTTTATACTTTTTCTTTAGACCTTCTAAAGCTCGCCAGTTAAAAGGATAACCAGCATTATTCATTAGATTGGTAATATTTTGCATTGGAATTTTTGTGCCAGGTTCTACTTTGTTTTGTAGCATCTGTAAGATAGTCATAAGTGAACCTACTTCACTTCTTACAAAATCTGGCGCAACTTCCAAGAGTTTCATTATTAAACTCTCTTACCACGACCTAATTCAGCAGCACCGCCAGCGGCACTATCTGCTGTTGCCAAATCCTCATCACCACCATCACGTGGTGGCATTACTGCACCACTTTCAGGTGAGGCACCCATATCAGGAGTAGCACTCATATCTGCGCCGCCCATATCTGGCTCACCCATTGATGGTTGGTTATAAACACCGCGTGCTGCATTATCTAGCGTATCACGAGCATGATTTGCAGCATCTAATAAACCTTGAAGAACTTGCTTGGTAGAATCATTAAATGAAGTAGCTTGTTCCATACCAATTTCATCTTTCATAGCACTAACAAGTGCTGGTAGCTGTTCGTTCTGCATATCGCTGATTTTTGCAACAATATCTTGAACTGTATCAGCAAGGTCACGAGCAGCCATAGTAACACGTGCTTGTTCAATTTCACCTTCTGTTAGGGCTGGTGGAAGCTGATAGCTTTCATTCTTTGCCATCTTTGTAGCAGTGGCATACATGACTTCTTTACCACGCTTGCCATAACGCTTTTCAAAATCACCCGCTCTACTTTTGAGAGCCTTTGCATAATGCTCACGCTTCTTAAGTTCTGCTGGTGTCAATTCACGTTCGTTCAAGGTAATCATGCAATATTCATCAATTGCCGCCATTTTTTCTGCAATAATTTTGCGTCCGTGTGCCATTTCATTCTTCCATGTTTCGAGGACTTTAGTAACCATGACCGCTTCCATATATTGTGGATTGCGTTCCGCATGATGCGCTTGTGAACTTTTACGAATTGTGCTCATCTTATTTTGTAATGTTGACAACATAGAATTGACAGCACCTTCTTTAAGATGACCAAGATTTAATTGCCACTTATAAACTTTTGCCAACTGTTGATTTAGTTCGCTGGCAGATAAATTATTAAACTCATTCACAAACATAATAATGTCCTTGTTTAAGTTATTTATTGCAAAGAGAGACTTTTTTCTAATTCTAACAATTGTTGTTCAAGAAGTGATAGCTCATTTTCAGTGCGGCTTAATCTATCAGACATTACAGGATTATCTTTTTGTTTTAATCTAATGCTAAAATAATTTTTATCTTCTAAAAAGATATCTAACTGTTGATCAAAACCCGCCATTT